GCCACCACGCCTGACGCCGTCGCGAATCGCCTCTGTGACGCGATCCTCGAAGTCGTCCAGCCCGTAAGTCGGCCCGTTTATGTTGATCGTCAGACATGCGCCGCCGCCCCTCATAGTACCACCGCCACCACTCCAGCCACCGCCCCAACCTCCCGCTGTTACAGCTTGGCGTTGACTTCGTTCTATCGCTGGCGAGGTTTCCCCAGTTGTGGCTTCCTCGGTGGCCTTTGCGAGTTTCGCCGCCGCTTCAGCCGCTTCTGCTTCAGCCTCCTCTGCGAGTTTCGCCGCCGCCGCATTCCAGGCAGGCCACGGATCAAAAGTCTCGTCCGTAAGACCCCTATCTGCCCATTCTGACGACCCAGACCGCGAACGAATACTCGGCCCTATGGGAGCGTCCATGTCGCCGATAATCTGTGAGCGGATACTTGCTAGTGGAGCGACGTAGTCAGAGGCGTCGGGGAAAATAGCGTCGGGCGCAGTAGTGATTTCGGGAATAACGAGAGCCTCGCTAGCCGTCTTTCGGAGAGCAGATAATCTCTGACCATACTCGGTCAACTCTCCTGTATCGGTGTCGAAAAATGTTCTGACTTTCTTATCAGCGGCGCCGCTCATGATCTCCAGAAAATCAACAGCCGCCATGCTCACTCCGTGATACGTCCTCTCCAACTTCTCCACTGCTGGCACGACCTCGGTGGTTACGGTCTGAGCCATATTCTCGTACATCTCAATAACGTCTGCGCTAGTTAGCAAGCCCTCGAGATATGCCTCCCTTACGCCGTCCTGCTGGCCTTCCAGAATAAATAATGCGTGTTGGAGTGCGTCAGTCTTTTCCGTTGCTGTGACGCTCTTTTCGATCTCCTTAGCAAGTGTGTCGGTGAGTTCCTCTAGCGAAGGAATAACCTCGTCGTTGATGGCATCGCTCGTCGCCGACAGAGCGGGATTGACGCCCTCGACGATGGCCGCAGTGGTGTCGTTAATGGCTGGCGTAACTGTGTCGTTCAGAGTGTCGCCCATCTCTCTGGCAACGTCCGTTGTTTCGAGGATCGCATCGTGCGCGGTGGGAGCCACCTTTTCCCCGAATGCCTTGAAATCGACGTTGACCTCTTTAATCTCAGGAATGACTGTCTTCAATGCTTCGGCTAATTCTCCCGCCTTCGGGATGAATTTGCCAAACACCGTCAGCACACCTTGCAGAGGCGTCAGCCACAGACTGATGGCTTCGTTGGTGTTTTGGATCAGAGTGTTGAGGACGCCGATGACAAAGTTGACAGTGCCTTCGATGGCCTCACCGATTCCATGCCAGACGACTCCTGCCTTCTCTTTAACCGTGTCCCAGTTCTGGTGAAGTTTGATGCCAGCGACAACTAACGCCCCAATGAGAAGAATAATGCCACCAATCGGCCCGAATGCGATGTTGAGGGCAACCATTGCCGCCGTCTGCGCCCAGGTTGCCGCCGTTGCAAGATATTGAGACGCCGCCAGAGCGGTTATTCCCGTGGCAAGTGTGGGAACCATAATAACCATTGGCCCCAGCATTGTTGCTAAATTGCCCAGAGGAGTAAGAACTTCTTTAACTCGATTTTCCATAATGCCGAACTTGTCGGACATCGTTAATGTGGTTGCGGCTAAATCTTCCAGCGTCCCGTCGGAGTTCTCCATCGCTTCCATCAGAACGTCCAGTTCCAACGCCCCATTCCTGATGGCGACCATGAACCGTTGCGCTCCCTCCGAGCCGAACAACGAGGTGGCGATGTTCAATGCCTCGGTGGTGCTGGTCGCGCCTTTAATGGCTTCGATCTGCCCCAGCAACGCGCCCTTAATGTCGGTCACTCCTTCTGCGGCGAGTCTTTTGATGGCCCCATTCATCGCTGGCATTACTCTCGTCACGCCGATTCCAGCCGCTTCGAGGTTCGCGAATATGGCGGTCGATTCCTCAATTGTGAATCCGGCGTTCTTCAAGATCGGGCCGAACGTCTCAAGGTTTCCAGCCAGACCCGTCACCGACACGCCGGACGCTTGGGAAGCAACTGTCAGCTTGTCGAGGAGGCTTTGGGTTTCTTCCACTGGGACGTTGAAAACCTCCATTGCGTCCGCGACGGTGGTGATAGCTGTGCCAACGTCCTCGCCCATCGCTCTGGAAAAATCGAGGAACGATTTGGTCATTGTCTCCAGAGCCTCGCCCTCCAGCCCCATCTCGGTGTTGATGTCGGCGAGCGCTCCTGCCACCGTTGCCGCGTCTTGCGGGACGTTTTTCCAAACGTCGCGAAACGATTGTTCCAATTCGTCTAACGCCTCGCCAGTGGCTCCAGTGCCAGCCGCGATGAGGTTGGTCGCTTCTTGAAATTCCTGGCCCAGCTTCGCCGCCGCGCCAGCCGCCAGCGCGATCGATCCGGCCGCCACCGCAACGCCCTTCATGGCAGACTGGAATTTGGCGCCCATTCCTTTGAGATTGGACTCCGCATCTTGCGTGTTGGCATCAACTTTTATTGTGACTGTGTTCGCCACTATTTGTCCTCAACCTTGCCCTTGCTAACAATGTCCAGCAATCGCAATATTCCGGCATCCTCTGCCAAGATCTGAGACGGCAGGCAATTATATCGCTGACATAAGCCATCGAGAATTTCAGCCCTTTGGAGTTCAGGAGGTTTCAAGATTGGCGTTCCGTCCTGATATGTCCCGCCTCGCACAGCCAGCCATCTGGCTATGCCGAGGCTGAGACTTCCCCCGCCGAGGTGACAGCTTCCGACCACGCTCCCAGGATCGCCGTTCCAAGAGAGGGCGGCAGAGCCATAAATCCATCAGCGTCGGCTGGGATCGTTGTGCCGTCCTCGTCTTGAATGTTCCACGACTCCAGAATCTGCGTCGCAAACATCGCGAACGCCGCCTCCATATTGCCTGGAGTCGAATCGGTGGCTAACGTCTGGAGTTCAAAAAATGTCCGCATGTCCACATCCAGACGCGCCTCGACAACCATGCCCTCATATTCCGGTTGTTCAAATTCGAGTCTAGCCCTTCGCCTTTCAATGACGAAGGGCTTGACCCCATTGGTGGTTGCGCGAACCACTAAACTGTCGTCCAGGCGGGAACCGTGCCGTTTGAGAGGTTCAAACCAGCCGTCCACGTCAACGCGCCTGACGCATCCCGTGAGATGTTGTAGCTGGCAATCATCATTTCCATCGCCAACTTGGGATTGGAGGAAGTATTGCCGCCCACCCGAAGGTCGAATGTTCGCGCCGTCGTTCGGGTCTTGAACACATCGTGGCTTTTGTTCGACGCCGCGTTAAATGTGCCAGTCAGCGTGACATCTGCGTCGCTCATACCCGTGAGCCGCTCCCTCGCTGACTTGTCGAGTCCGGTAGTCTCCAACAACTCCTGGGAGATGTTGATTCCATACCCACCGCTTATATCGTTGCTGATGTCTCGCGCCGTCCCGCCGGAATCGTCCACGGCCAAGTAGTCGCCGAGTCCCGTTTGCTTTGCCATCGTTTGCCCTCCTAGAGCCGTACAAATCCTACTGCTATAACTGCGTTGCTAAACGTGCCTGTCGTTGTCACTTTCAGATACCTCGCAACATTGCCGGACATCGTGACTCGTTCTGATGTCGGGGCCGCCGCCGCCGCGACAGTTGAGAAAGTCATAAAGTTGGAATAAGAACCACCGCTAGAGGTCGATTCCTGTAAATTTACCGTGACGCTACCAGAGGCGAGACTAAGCACTTGAAGATACCCAGCCCCGCCGTTCGTTGATGCCGCGCCACTGTCCACAACTGTTCCAGAGCCAGCCGAAGAATGGGTGTCGTCGTGGGCCGTCATCATCTCCCCGAACTCCACCGCCGACCCATTGGCTGAATACGCGGCAGTTGCCGTTATCGCAGAGCCTGGAGCCTTTGCCGTCGTGTAGGTTCCCTGCTTCGCAACCAGACCAACGCACGGATCGGCAACTGCCGCTCCCATTGGAATCAGAACGTCTTGGTCGGCGGTGGGAAGTTTCCCGCTATTGGAAGTCCAGACAGCGTGCTGTTTTGACGCCGCGTTATCAAACCATGCGTCAACTGTGACTTCGGAGTCCACTATCCCGACAAGCCGCTTCCGCGCCGACACGTCCAGAGTTGTCACGTCGAGAAGTTCGTTCGTGTAGCCCATCGCAGAGATCGCATTCGCATCGCCGCTCAGGTCATACCCCTCGACGTATAGACGGACGTTCAGTCCGTTTACTTT